GAGAGGCCTCCTGGTCTCTCGTTTCGCCTCAGGGCGAGACCTCACGCAAATTGGAGTTGGTAGGGGGGGGAGATTTCCTCTTCATAATCATAAATGGTTCCTCTACGACGATGGAACCACTGCCTCCGTTCCTCGGACCACGTGTTGGTTAGAATGGACTCCAATGCAGAACCACCAAGAATATTCAACGATGGATTCTTCTGAAGGAAACGGTTAAACCGTCGCCGTCCGAAGATTATCGAATGTTTTTCACTAGTGGGAGAGACGATCCACTGTCTCATCTGCATAAGGGGCAAGGAGTAACCACCACCACGAGAGTACGGGTCCTTAAGTATTCTTTCTGGCACAAGTACGCGATCGGGAACACCCCAGGTTAAGAATTTATCCTGGAGTTCGATCTCTTTCTGGAAGAGAGTCTCAATGGTTGAATAATCAGACCGAGTCCCCTCCCAGATGGAGAAGAGTCCCTTGCGATGTGCCTCCATATGTCGAAGTTGGTATCGGGTGTACCCCTTAAAACAGGGACCTATAGGTAGGCCCATGTTGCCCAGACTTTTGGGCCCAAAGAGGCTCCCCGGAAACGAGGAAAGAAGACGTTCGTAGCGATGGCGTACCAATGCTAGGGCTGCCCTTTGAGATCCCTCAGGAACACCCTTCCAGAATTCTGTAAGAATTCCAGAGAGTTGTTCAATTGGAAGGATCTGTTTCCCTTTATCGTCGTAGAACTCCTGGGCATAGCCCAAGAGACCGACATTCGGGACGGAGATACGCTCTAGGCGATTGGTGGATTTACTCCAGAGGTAAACCTCTGAATTGATCATGGCCATATCGCGAGAATAGTAATTCTTTCCAACCGATTTCTTGAGACCAACATTCTTTGTATGGATCTCCCATTCTCTGTATTCTCTGGGTGACGCTGCAAAGAGGACATCATCCCCATTGACTCTAATGAATCGATCGGGGGGGAGGGCCATGCAGCTAACAGCCTTATTGATGAGACAGAGTAGGGGAAAAGAAAGGATATGACCCATCATCTGCCCACGGCAGACCGGAATGGCAGACCATTCAAGACTATCACCAATGGTCTCAATCTTGTGGTCCACACCTCGTTCATCCTTCCGATCAAGTTCGGTTACAAAAGTGGAGTCACCATCAGCTGGAAATCTAGCCCCTCCGAAGGGACTATCATTCAAGCGACCTCGGGCATTAGCTTCGAGGAAAGTGGCGACACCCAGGCTTCCGGGTTGGGACATCTGTCCTGCCCTGAGA